TGTCGTAAGATCAAGTAACAAATAGAGAGAGTAAATAAATGTTATCAATAAAAAACAAAATAAGAAAATTGAATAGTCTTTCAGACTTGAATGAACTATCAGCATTTATCAATGATTGTAAAGTGATGTTAGGTAAAATGTCATTTTCTGTTGGAGATAAAGTTTATGTAGTCCAAAAGACTAAAAAAACCGAAGGTAGGATTACTAAAATCAACAAAGTCAAATGTGTTGTTGATATGAGAGGTCGGTTATACAATGTTCCAATGTCAATGTTGGAATTAGTATAATGATTATAACAGATGAACAAACAGGTGAATTAATCACCACCACTATTGAACAAATGAGAGATGTACAAATTAAAGTCAAGATGATGCAAGAATGTATGGATCTATCAGAATCAGTAATCAAGGATATGATTCTTACATTACTAAAAGGGGAATCGGTCAATCTAACAGAATTAGTTAAAGAAAAGGCTTGACTTTAACGTAGTTAAAGAAAAGGCTTGACTTTAACGAAAATATGTCGTAAGATCAAGTAGTGATTGAAAAACAATAAATAATAAATGAAAGGTTATAAAATGAAAAATATAAAATGGTTACTATTATCAGTATTGTTTATATCGAGTCTGTTTGGTCAGATAGATATAAAGGTCGTTGATGGGTATAATGTTAGTAAGGGTATTGGTGGTGGTTATACTGTCAATTTAAACCCTAATAGTCAAACACTCATTAAATTGGAAGGTACAATACCTGAAAAGAGTGGTTATCATAGGGTTACTTGGAAAACTACTAATAAATTTTATTGGAGTAATGGAAGAGCAACTGATGAATTTAAGGTTGTTAATCCAGTAAGTTATTCCAAGAACGGTAAAGTTTATACTATGTTTGGACCCCCTCCTGAAATGAAGGGTAAGACGGTAGTTGTTACCGCTATTTATGGTGATTATACAGATACTATTACTTTTAAATTGAAGTAAAAAAATGAAAAAAAGGCTTGACTTTAACGAAAATATGTCGTAAGATCAAACATGAATTAAATAACATAATAAGTCCGATAATTATTAAATAGCTTCCCTTCCGGGATACCGGGGTTTAAGGGGACGGTTAATCGCCGGAACACACGATCAGACAGACTGTATCCACGAATCGATTAAATTAAACGTTAAACAATAACAAAGGACTTATTATGTTAAACAAAAAAGAATATACTATTCAAATGACCTTTTACACAAAAGGTGTTTTAGTAAAATCAACCAAAGATATTATTCCTATTGAAATGGAAATATCAAAACTTGTAAGAGATATCAAAATGAAGATATCAGAATTACGGAAATGTAATGTTAAGAAGGATATGTTTCATCCAGATAGAACATACAGTTATAAAGTTGTAAATGACTTTAAACTGAAACCCATTCAACCACATTTAGTTGTGATGTTGAAGAAACTCAAAGATAGAGAAATTCCTTCTATCTATGGAAATGGAAAATAGGTAACTTATATGAGGGACTCTTCCTCATTAAAAAAAGGGAGCAGGGTGGTTATTGGGTTTCTACCGAATTTGAAACCCTGGCCAAAATAAGTTAAAGAAAAGGCTTGACTTTTACAAAAATATGTCGTAAGATCAAGTAGAGATTGAGAGAGTATATGTTATTAAAAATAGTTGTTTAACCCCGTTTGATTAAGTTCATATAAAAGTGTCTAAGGGGAGTTTAAGACACATGAGAGAATAAAATTCGTGGTTTTTATCTTTTTCTACGATAATTTGAAAAAGGTGGTGGGTTTGAGAGTGACTACCTATTTGGAACTCTCAAAAATTTTGGGGAATAGATAGTTAGACTATACCGCTGGACTACGAAAGTAGCACTCTGGATTTCCCAATTTTTTTAGTAGAAATAATGAATTTTGAGAAAATTAGATGATATATATTATTAAAGAGATGATGAGATTTTTTTTAATTTATAAGTTTGATATTGTTTTATAACTCATCATCTCTTTTTTTAAAGAAAGCGAAGATAAAAGACGTTTTGAGAAATTTAGTCTATATATATAATATACGATTAAAATGATAGGAAAAAATTAAATTTTGTGGGTCGGAGTTATAAGATTACCATACGATAAGAAGGACGGATATTATAAGCCGTCCAAATGGTTGACCGAATTCCAGTATAAAAAAAGTTGGAGTGGTTTTCTTGTTTCCATTTGACAAAAAGAACAATACTTCTTATAACATGATTTACCTACAAAAAATATTAAAATTTCGGGTCGGAGTTGATAGATTATCATTAAATAGAAAACGAACTCTATTGACAAACATTTACCCGAATAATATTAAAAATTGAAAAAGGAAACTTATTAAATGAGTTATCAAGCATATACAACATATACTACAAAAGTTACACCACAATTAGAACCGATTCCAGGTTCTAACCAAGTTCCGAATACCGCAGGTGGATATTCGTTTGAAGTTGATATATGGACTCGTTTAAATAGATTTCTCATTTTAGGAACTGAAGGTGGAACATATTATATCCGCCAAAAAGAATTAACAAAAGAGAACGCCAAGTCAATAAAAAAATGTATTCTGGAAGATGGAAAACGTGTAGTAGATACCGTTCTCGATATTTCTGATACAGGTCGAGCAGTAAAAAACGACCCAGCACTATTTGTTCTTGCAATGTGTGCAGGGCTTGGTGATGATTTTACTCGTAAATACGCCTTAACCAATCTACCAAAAATAGCACGGATTGGAACTCATTTGTTTCATTTCGCCGGTTATGTAGAACAGTTTAGAGGTTGGGGACGTGGATTACGAAAAGCAATAGCAAATTGGTATCTGTTAAGAGAAACTGATAGTTTGGCATATCAATCTATAAAGTATCAACAGAGAGATGGTTGGTCACATAAAGACCTATTGAGATTATCTCATCCAGTTACAAAGGATGCCGACAAAGATTTACTATTTAGGTGGATCACCAAAGGATTTGATATATCCAAAGAAGATGAATATAAGGATTCACTCAGTATAATTTGGGCCTTCGAGAAGGTCAAGTCAGTCCAGACAGATGTGGAAGCTGCTAAACTCGTGGAAGAATATAAACTCCCACTTGAAGCAGTTCCTTCTAACCTAAAGACACCTAAAGTTCTGGAAACAGCATTACCACATTTGGGATTGACAGCTATTATCAGAAATTTAGGTAACTATACCAAACACGGTATTCTCGCTCCTCAAAGTGACGCTCTCAAACTCGTTACTTCGAGAATAACTGATAAGGGGAAATTGCAGAAGGCCCGTATTCATCCATTAAGTGTATTACAGGCAATGCAAACCTACAAGAGTGGTAAAGGAGTCAAAGGTTCTGGTAAGTGGGAAGTAAATCCACAAATAGTAGATGCTCTTGATGATGCATTCTACCTATCTTTCGATAACATAATTCCAACAAACAAACGAATAATGTTAGCTCTTGATGTATCTTCATCTATGACATGGAGTGGTTGTGGTGGGATGCCATCAGTAACACCACACGTTGGTTCAGCTGCAATGGCAATGGTAACTATGAGAACTGAAAGTGATTACCTTGTAACAGGTTTTACTGGCGGTAGTAATTGGAAAAATGATATATCAGTTCTTGATATAACACCGAAGATGAGATTGGATAGTGTAGTAAGTTATATAAATGGGTTGGATTTTGGTGAAACTGATTGTGCATTACCAATGATATACGCACTTGAGAATAATCTCAAGTTTGACGCTTTCGTAATTTATACGGATAGTGAAACTTGGGCAGGTAAAATACATCCAGTAGAAGCATTAAAGATGTATAGAAAGAAAACGGGAATCCCAGCAAAACTGATTGTGGTAGGGATGGAAGCTAACGAATTTAGTATAGCAGACCCAGACGACGCTGGTATGTTAGATATAGTTGGTTTTGATACGACAGCACCATCGGTGATGTCTGATTTTATCAGAGAAGATTTACAGTAACAAATAAACAAAATAAGGAAAAACAATGAATACAGGTACAGTAAAGTGGTTCGACGCTAAAAAAGGATATGGTTTCATATCTGATACAACGACGGAAAACTCAAAAGATTACTTTGTACATTTTTCCGAAATTCAAACAGATGGCTTTAAGACTTTAGAAGAAGGTCAAAAAGTCGAGTTTGAAATCGGTGAAGGTGACAAAGGTGCTGTTGCGAAGAATGTTAAAGCAGCAGAATAAGAAATCAAATTTAGCATAAAAAGTTGGGTTGTTTTTATAACAACCCAATATTTATATTTGTCAAGGGTTATACCAATGACAATTAAATAATAACAAATAAAAATAACAATAAGGAGATAACAAATGGATATTAATGCAGTGAAAAAGAGATTAGCTCAGTTGCAAACATCGACTACTCGTTCCACAAATCTGTGGAAACCACAGCCAGGAAGAACTCAAATTCGTATTCTTCCATATAAACTAAATACAGAGACTCCGTTTATTGAATTATTCTTTCATTATGATTTAGGAGGAAAGTCTTTTCTTTCCCCAACATCATTTGGTCGTCCAGACCCGATTGAAGAATTCGCAGATAAACTGAAACAATCTGGAAATCGTGAAGATTGGCGACTTGGAAAGAAACTCGAAGCAAAACTTCGTACTTTCGCACCAGTCGTGGTTCGTGGTGAAGAATCAGGTGGAACAAAGTTTTGGGGTTTTGGTAAAACCGTATATCAGGAACTATTATCAATAATAGCAGACCCTGATTATGGTGATATTAGTGATCCTATAAATGGTCGTGATGTTGTAGTTGAGTTTAAGACTGCAGAAGAAACGGGAGCATCGTTTCCGAAAACTACTATTCGTGTTAAACCAAATCAAACTCCAATTACAGAAGATAAAGCCATTTTAACTAACTTACTCGATGATCAAAAAGATATACGTGAAGTATATAATGAGTTAAGTTATGATGAACTGGCAGAAGCTTTAGGTGATTGGTTAAATCCAAGTGATGGTGAAGAATCAACTACTAAAACAGATACTAATGTTCCAGCATCTACATTACAAAGTGCAGTAAGTAGCACTTCTAATGTAACGGACGCATTTGACGATTTGTTTAATAAGTAATTAAAAGGAGAGACAATATGTCTGTAAAGGATGAACTTGCACACGTTCTCGCCGATAGTCTTAATAAACAATTCAAGGATACAAAGGTAGCTTATTTTCTCGATGGTTCTGATACTACTCCAACTGATATCAAGGAATTCGTATCTACTGGCTCATCTGTATTAGACCTTGCAATTTCCAACCGTCCAAACGGTGGAGTTGCAGTTGGTCGTATTACAGAAATCAATGGATTAGAATCAAGTGGTAAATCTCTAATAGGAACTCACATTCTCGCAGAAACTCAGAAAAAAGATGGTATTGCAGTGTATATTGATACTGAAACATCTGTTAGTAGAGAATGGTTAGAAACTATTGGTGTTGATGTTTCAAAACTATTATATCTTCATGTGGAAACAGTAGAAGATATATTTGAATGTATTGAAAGTATCATCGTTAAAATTAGAGAATCAGATAGAGAAAGGTTGGTTACAATTCTCGTAGATTCACTTGCAGGAGCATCTACCAAAGTAGAAATGGAAGCCGACTTCGAGAAAGACGGATGGGCAACGAGTAAGGCAATTATCGTTTCAAAAGCGATGAGAAAGATTACTCAAATGATTGGACGAGAACGAATAGCTCTCGTATTCACCAATCAGCTCAGACAAAAACTCGGTGTTATGTTCGGTGATCCTTGGACTACTTCTGGTGGAAAAGCATTACCATTTCACGCATCAACTCGTATTCGTTTGAAGAATATGGGACAAATCAAAGTGGGAGCAAAAAATGATGTAATTGGTATGAAGTGCAGAGCACAGATTATCAAAAATCGTTTGGGGCCCCCACTTCGTCATGCTGACTTTAACTTATATTTCGATAGTGGTATTGATGATATGGGAAGTTGGCTAACGGTATTAAAAGACCACAAACTTCTTAAACAAGGTGGAGCTTGGTATACTATTGAGTATAACGGTAAAGAAATCAAATTTCAGTCAAAGGATTTTGAGAATAAGTTAGATGAAATTGATGGATTGAAAGATCATTTGTATAAACAAATTTGTGATGTATCTATACTCAAATATAAATCAGCTGACTTAGGAATTGATGATGTAACATATACAGATGAAGTGGTCGGTGATGGGTAATGGTAGATACCTTTCTATTCTTGATGAGATAAAGAAACACGGTGGCGGTTCTGATATAACGGAGAATCCCAACGACAAAGTACTGATAATAGATGGCTTAAATACCTTTATCAGAGTATTTAGTGTTATACCAACTACCAATGATGATGGGATTCATATTGGTGGAATAGTTGGTTTTCTGAAATCAGTCGGTTACGCTATAAAAATGTTGGGACCCACCAGAACTATTATAGTTTTTGATGGAAAAGGCGGGTCTAACCGCCGCCGTAAACTTTATCCAGAATATAAGGCAAAACGAAGAACAAAGAAAATTCGACTCAATCGTGTAAACGATTATGAGAATATGGAAGATGAGCGTCATTCTATGTTTATGCAACTATCTCGTTGCGTTGAATATTTAGAAACTCTCCCTGTTTCCATTCTTTCAGTAGATAGTATCGAAGCAGACGATGTTATTGCTTATATCGCAAAACAACTCTTACCGAAAAACAATCATATTATAATGTCAACTGATAAGGACTTTTTGCAGTTAGTAAGTGATAGAATTTCAGTATGGAGTCCAACGAAGAAAAAGTTGTATAAAC